GCCGCCTCGACCTTGGCGTCGAAGCCGCCCTCCACGGGGCCGATCTCCTGGTGGGAGCGGGCGTGCAGGAGACCGCGCAGGGTGTGCACGGCCTCACCGGTCGAGCCGCGCTTGAGCTGGGGCAGGTTCTTCACAGCCTTCTCCATCCAGGATGACGGCGCCGGTGCGGCGCCGGTGGCGGGCATGCCGTCGCGGATCCACGCGCGCAGCGTGTCCCCGGGGCAGTCCGACGGCACGAGCTGGCCGTGGCCGCGGGCGGCGAGCGGGCGGCCGGCGCGCCGGGCCGCCTCGTCGTACAACCACCGCACGGCGCGTCGGGCGGCGGCGGTGATGTCGGTGCCGTCGCGGCCGATGACGCAGACGCCGATGCCCGTGGTGTTGTAGCCGGTGGCGTGCGCGCCGACGACGGTCCAGCCGCGGCCCTCGTAGATACGGCCGGTGTGGTCGACCAGGAAGTTGTATCCGATGTCGCTCCAGCCGCGGCCGCCGCTTCGGGTGGAGCGCATGTGGAAGGACTGGATGGACTTCACGGTCTGGGTGATCGGCCCCTCGCTGTGGTGCACGACGAAGTAGCGTCGGGCCGACCACGTGGTGGTGACTCGGGACCGGGGTGGGGCGGCGCCCCACTGGCTACGGCTGACGATGTCCATGCTGATCTCCCGTGAAATGGGCGAACGTGAGGGCGGCGATCTGAGGTGCGGTCAGAGCGGGCAGCCGCGCGAGCCGGTCGACCACGGCCAGGACCTCGCGGCCGGCGGGGGTGATCGGCCGCTCGGGTGGCGGGGGCCAGGCCGACAGCGACGGAGGGGCGGGCAGGGCGCGTCACCGGCACCCGAAGTCGGTGCGCAGGCGCTGCATCTCCTCCTGGACGCGGCGGCCGCGCGGTGTGGTCGCGGGTGCATCCGGGGAGTCGAGCGCCGCCAGGGTGCGGCACCAGCGGCGGTCGGCCTCGCGCTGGGCGTGGGCGGTGTAGACGACCACCCAGACGCCGAGCAGCAGCAGCGACGCCGCGATCGAGGCGGCGGTGCGAACGAGCTGCGCGCGGCGAACCGGCCCCGTCACCGGCTGACCGCTTCGATCACGGCCCAGGCGCCCCAGGCGGTGAGGGCGGCGGAGACGACGGCGATCCCGGCACGGACTGCTGTTGCTCCGCTTCGACTGCGGCCGCGCGCAGGACCAGGCGCAGCAGGCCCTGACCACCGGGCACCCCGACCATGCCCGTGAAGACGATCAGCAGGGTGACGTTGTAGTCGCCGGTGATCTGCTGCCACAAGATCCCGAAAGACCCAACGGCCAATAACACCAGGTCGCGGACGATCTCGCGCACCGCGCGCAGCGTCGATGGACTCCACAAGCTGTCACCCTCTGTCAGGTCTTGACGAGCAGGATCGAGTGCCCGCCGGACTGCGCCGAGTTCGCCGGCGTGAACGTCGCGTCGCGCGCCGGGACGGTGCCGGTCGCCGAAACCAGCTCGTCGCCTACGGCGATCGACGGCGCGCCGCCGCCGGTGCCGTACTGCACCGCGCGGGAGGTGACGCCACCGGGCAGCGAGACGCCGGTGGTGGTGGACGCCTTGTCCCACCAGACGCGGACCGCCCGCACGGGCGCGACCGCCGCCGCGACCGCCGGTGCGGTGTGGATGTTGTCCACCAGCGTCTCGGCGGCCTCGACCACGGCTCCCACGCTGCACGCCTCGTACCCGGCCAGTACCCCGGACGCCTTCGTCGCCGTGGCCCAGCTCCACGTCAGCGTGGAGACCGATCCGGACGCGACCCAGATCCCCGACCGGGCCGCCGAGGTGACCAGCTCGGAGACCAGCGTCCATCCCGCCGGGACCGTCGGCGCCTCGGCGGTGCCCCACGACAGGCACGCCAGGACCGTGTCGGCCGCGGGCATCGTCGGAGTGAACGTCGTGGCGTTCGCGTACAGCTGGGTCTTGGCCATGAACGCGGGCGCCGCGGCCGGCGGCGCGGGTGCTTCACCGCCCGTCGCGGCGGCGACGATGACCCACTGCGCGCCGGTCCACGTCCGCAGCACCGGCGGGGACGCGGTGCGGTCCACCCACACGTCTCCCACCGAGGGGGACGCGGGCTGGCTCATCCCCTGGTTCAGCCTCGCGTTGCCTACGTTCGGCCCGTACCAGCGGCCGTCCGCGCGAAGCCCGGCCAGCGGGTTGTTGTCCAGGTCGGTCAGCTGGAAGGCGTCCGCGCTGTGCGACGGCCCGTACAGCTTGAGGCGCAGCATGACGTCGGCGGGGGTGGCGGCGATGACCCGGGGCAGCCCGTACTCGTTGACGAACGTGACCCGGCGCCAGACCGGTGCCTCGGCGGTGCCCACGTTCAGCTCGATCGCGATCGTGTCCGGCGCCGTCGCGCGGTTGCCCGCCGGGATGCGGACGGCCAGGGCCCGGGTGGTGGTGTCGCCCTCGGCGACGCGGATGATGCCGCCGCCGCCGGTGGGGACGGCGCTCACCGCGGCGGCGTCCAGGATCACGTTGCCCGCCCGCCCGTTGACGCTCGCGACCGCGCCGCCACCACCGCCTGACCCGGCGGCGGCGAGGGCGGCCTGGGCGGTGGCCTGCGCCTGGGTGGCCAGGGTGCGGGCCTGGGCGGCGAGCGCGGCCGCGGTGCTGGCCTGCAGGGCCAGCCGTGATCCGGTACCGGCGTCGGCCCACAGCACGGTGACGTCCTGGCCGTCGGGGCGGTCCGGTCCGAAGAACGGCGGGATCGTCCCGAGCGGGAGCACGCTGCCGTCGCTGCTGGTCACGGTCGTGATGGCTGCGCCGGATGCGGAGAGCAGGTCTGTGTACTGCTCGCCGGCGGTCTGCGCGGACCACAGCGTCAGCTCGACCGAGTACAGCTGCGGGGTGACGCCGTCGCCGCCGACCAGGAACGTCCAGTCGGCCGGACCGCCACCGAAGATGTGTCGTGTCACAAGGCCCCCTACGGCGCGATGGAGAAGGAGAAACGAATGTGGCGGCCCACGGGGATGTCGGCGTCGGCAGCGCCGAGCCGAACCTCGCCGTTGGTGGGGTTGAACATGATCCGCACGGTGACGCCGCCGCTGGTGGATGAGCCGGTGGCCTGGGCGGTCCAGTACCGGTACTTGCCGGGGCGCACGGCGGGGGGCAGCACGGTCAGCAGCGACCCGTCGCTGTCGAGCCGGGAATAGGTGCTGCCGATCCGGGTGACCTCGACCGTGCCGACGATGAGGCCGCCGAGGATCTGCGCCTCCATCGTTCCGGCCGAGACCCAGACGGTCGTCCAGCTGACGGGCAGGGCGACGGGGTCGGTGTCGCCGTGCAGGATCTTCCAGGTCGTGCCGGTGTAGCCGATCCACCGGCCGGTGTCGGTCTCGTAGGCCATCTGCCCGGGGCGCGGGCCGGACGGGCGGTTGCCGGACGTGCAGGGCCGGATCAGCGATCCGATCCACTGGCGCTCGTCGACCAGGCCGGAGATCGCGGTGGCGCCCGGGGCGATGGTCCAGCGCCACAGCGGCCGGTCGGTCACGGTCGTGGTCGAGGTCAGCGCCGGTGCGCCCGCCCCCGCCGTGCCTTTCACCAGGACCGACCGCACGGTGTTCGCCGTCCGGTCCACGCGCTGCACCAGCCGGTCGACGCGCGCCGATCCGGCGGGGTTGGAGTCGGAGAAGTAGGTCTTGGCGGCGGTGTTCTTGTACCAGTGGGCGCGGGCCAGGGAGTTGCCGGTGGCCAGGCTGACGCCGCGGGTGCCGGTGGCGGTGACGGCCAGCGCGCTGGAGCCGGGCACGCCGATGACGCCGTCCACGAGCTCCTGCAGCATCAGCTCCCAGTCGGCTTCCGTCAGGCTCGCGCCTTCGCCGGCGTCGAACGGTCCGCTGATCTCGGTCACTCAGTACCTCCTTTGCAGCGCGCCGATGAGGTCCAAGGCGCGGTCGGCCTTGGCCCAGGATTCGGGGGTGTCCTCGGCGCCGTCGGGGTTGCCGAGGATGAGCTGGGTGGGGTCGCGGCCCTTGTCGGTGACAGTGATCGTGGCGCCGGTGACCTGCTCGACGTAGGCCACGCCGGACGGGGCCAGCACGGTGACCCAGTCGCCGAGGGTGAAGTGGCGGCCGAACCGGCAGCGCGGGTGGTCGATGGCGGTGGCGGCCATCACGCCGGTGCGGCGGCCGCGCGCTAGCTCCTCGTCGCCCGCGGCGTCGAGCTCGGCGGGCACATCGGTCTGGCGCGCGTCCACGAACGTGCGGATGATCCGTCTCCACTGCTGCGCCGCGGCGAGGTCGCGGCGCTCGCGGAACGCGCGCACCGACCCCTCACCGGCGCCGGCGACGACGACGTGCGTGGCGGTGGGCGCGGCACGCTGGACGGTCGCCGAGCGCAGGCCCCGGCGCGGGGAGAACACGACGGTGTCGGACCGGTCGACGGCCTCGTACACCTCGAACGTCAGCGGCCCGCCTGGGGACTGGGTGACGCGGACGCCCAGCTCGGGCGTGCTGGTGGAGCCGAGCTGCCGGACGATGTCCATCAGCGGATCCCACCTGGCCTGGAAGGAGGTGGCCGACCCGCGGTTTTGGTTGGTCGCCACGGTCAGGGTCCGGGCGTTCGGCACGTCGGCGTCGCCTCGGCTCGCGTGCCGCGCCGCCCCGACGTTCGCCGCGACGAACGCTTTGATGACGGCTTCGGCGGTGCCGCTGCGGGCGTCGTAGGCGGCGGCGGTCTGCGAGGACACCGGCGCGGTCGGCACGGGGAACGCGAGCTCGTCGGCGACCACCTGCAGGTCGTCGCCGCCGGTCAGCTGGAGGGTGCCGCCACCGGCGGCGCCGCCCTCGGCCGACCACGACCAGGGCCCCTGGGTGTCCAGGTCACCGGAGATCAGGACACCGTCGGGATCCCAGATCGGGATGCCGCGGTGGTCGACCACGATGAGGCCCATGCCGGGCTCCATGCGCGACAGCGGTCCGTCGGCGGGCCCTTCGATCAGCCAGGATCCGGCGCGCCGGTAGAGCAGGGAGACCTGTAGGCGGGTCCAGCCGCGGATCTCTCCGGCCAGGGCGAGGGTGGAGCCGCGCAGGAACGTGCGGATCCCGGCGGCCTGCCCGGTGCCGGCGGCCGTGCCGGGGTCCAGGGGGCCGGTCACCATCCCGCCTGCCACCGCACCTGCGCGTGCAGTCCGGCCGACGATCCGGCGGTGGAGTCGGTGATCTCGATCTGCAGGTTGTTCACGCCGGGCTCCAGCTCCCACAGGTCGGGGTAGGGCTCCAGCTGCGTGTACAGGTCGTTGCCCAGGTCATCGACCACGGTGAGCTCGGACGGGCGGGTGTCGATCGTGACCGTCCGGCCGCTGGCGATCGGCTCGGCGGGCTTCCACACCCACTCGCGGCCGGTGGTGAGGTTGCGGGCGATCGGCGCACCGGGGCCGGTGATCGTCCACACGGGGTAGGCGTCGGCGTCGCCCGGGACGACCACGGTGACCTCGCCCAGCACCGCAGCCGGAGACAGCCGCAGCGGCAGCGCCCCGAGCCAGGGCACGCCTGCGTCCGACGTCCAGGACTGGGCGACGGTCTCGTCCCCGGTGAACCACGGCTTCATCGCGAGCAGCTCGAACCGCGGGTACTGCTGGTAGGTCAGGATGACGTCGTCCAGCACGTCCTCCTCGCCGTCCAGGCCGTCGTTGTAGAAGGCCAGGATGTGGCGGCGGGTGCCGTCGGGCAGCTCGACGGTCAGCGTGCCGGGGACGTCGACGCCGCCGCGGCGGTGCCGCATCGCCGCGTGCAGCCGGGCCCGCCGTTCCAGGTACTCCTCCGGGGTGGATCCGCGGACGGCCAGCGGGACGGCCATGAGGCGGACCTGGTCCACGATCGCGCGCAGCTGCGCGCCGCCGTCGGGGTCGGGGTCGTGGACGTTCTCCCGCGGTCCGAGGCCGAACCCGGATCGGCCCGGCATGATCTCGTAGCCCATTCCGCCGGTGAGGTCGAGCACGTCGCCGGTGGTCGAGGTCCAGATGATGCGCTTGGGCGGCCGCCGTGGACGGCGTGAGGGCACCGGCGGCGGTGGTGGCGTGGGAACGCCGGCCAGGATCGGCACGAACACCTCCTCGGGAACGGGTGGGTCAGCTGCGGCGGTGGCGGCGCAGCTCGCGCTCGGCCTGGGCGATGCCGTGCTGCAGGTCCTGGGGGGTGGAGTAGCCCGGGACGTGGTTGACGTTCAGGTTCTCGATCACGATGGTCGGCGCCCCGTCCGCGGCGTACTGCGCCGCCGCGTCCATGCTGGTGAACACCGGTTCGGGGCGGCGGGTCTCGTTGATCGCCAGCGTCGCGCCCGGGAGCAGCATGCCGCCGCTGTCGAACTTGGCGATCCGGATCTTGCCCGGGATGAGCGCGGGCTTCTTGGACGGGGCTGGGCCCGGCTTGGTGACGGGGATGAGCGCGGGCTTCTTGCCGGGTGCGGGCAGCCCGAACGCCTTGGCGACTCCGGCGCCGAGCCGTCCGCCGAGCTGGTCCATCAGCTTGTTCAGCTCGGCCTGGCGCCCGTACAGGCCGGTCAGGAACCCCTGCGACGCCTTGGCGCCGGAGTCGAACATGGCGTCGGCCGAGGTCAGGCCCAGCTTGGTCGCGATGGAGTCGATGCGCAGCTGCTGCTGGTTGGCGCGGTTGAGGGTGTTCTGGTCCCCGGCCAGGAGCGCGGCCGCGACCTTGGAGCCCTCGCCCGCTCCCATCCCGATGATCTGGCCCAGCAGGCTCTTGTTCAGGCCGCGCCGCCCCAGCTGGGCGATCTGCTGATCGAACCCGGTGAGGGCGGCGGCGCGGTCGGACAGGCCCGCGACGATGTCGCCGGCGGTGCCCTTGGCCGACAGGCCCGACAGGTTCGCGAACTCCTTGGCGGCCGAGGTGACGCTGCCCGCGAACTCCTTGGCGGCCGCGATCTGCGAGGCGACCTGCGACGCGCTGGCGGCGGCGGCGCTCATCGCCTTCTGGATGCTGCTCGACCACTTCAGCAGGCTGCGTTCGGCGGCGCCGCCGAACGCAGCCCGGATCTGCTTGTTCAGGTCCGCGAACCACGCGGTCAGCTTGCCCGCGTCGCCGAGCGCGCCGGGCAGCGCCGACCGCAGCGCGGCCCCGGCCTTGGCCCGCGCCGTCCGCGACGTGGTGGGCCCGGAGAACGGCGTGGTCCCGGGGACCAGGCCGCCCTTGGCCATCGCCACGACCGGCTCGGCGACGCCCGTGCCGTTGAACGCCAGCGTCCACCCGGGCTGCAGCAGCCCGCCGCGATCGTAGGTTGCGGTGCGGATCGCGCCGAGCGGCCCGTACCCGGGCAAGATCCCGCCCGGGTCGCCCGCGACCCCGAGGGCCTTGGCCAGGCCGTCGCGGTCGGTACCGGCGACGAACCGGCGGCCGAGGAGGTCGCGGCCGACGGGGGTGATCAGGCGGCCCAGGACGCCGCCGGTCGCCAGGCCCGGCGGCCACCCCCACCACGGCGTCGGCCGCGTCAGCAGGTGCTCGCTGATGCGGGTGCCGGTGCGCTGGGCCTCGACCACCCAGACCTTGCCGCCCTGCACGCGGCTGGCCAGGTAGGTGTGCCCGGCGTGGGGCTGGCCGACCGCGCCGGGGCGGGGGCCCGCGATGGTCTTCATGTGGGCGCGCTGGGTGTAGGTCGTGCGGGTGATCTGCTGCTTCCCGCCGCGCAGCCAGGCGCCCTGCGTCAGCCCGGAGCAGTCCAGACCGCGTCCCCACGCGGTGCCGCCCCAGACGTAGGGGACGCCGATCTGGGTGCGGGCCGCGCGGACCACGCCGCCCGCACCGCCACCACCGCCGAAGCCGTCCTTGAACGCGCGGATGATCGCGTCAGCCGCGGTCCACGCCTGGGCCAGCAGCGCCTGCGGCACGCGGGACATTCCGGTGCCCCAGGCGTCGGTGGCCAGCCCACCGGCGTCGGGGACCATGGTCTTGGTGAGCTGGTCCCAGATCCGGCGGGGGTCGTCCAGCAGCGCCAGGCCGCCGCGCCCGACGTCGAGGATCTTCCCGGCGGCGCGCTTGATGCCGCCCAGGACGTCGCCCAGGACGCCGCCGCGCTCCAGCATCTGCAGGTCGCCGCCCGCGGCCGCCCACAGGCCGCGCGCCCTGTCGCGGTAGCGGGGATCGGTCGGAATCACGTACTCCGGCCACGCCTTGCGGCCCTCGCCGACGATCGCCATCGCACCGCGGGTCTTCATCGGCCGCGCCGGGGCGGGGTTGGCCAGGGTGCCGCCGCGTTCCAGCGCCGGGATCTCGCCCAGCTGCAGCCCCCCGGGCAGATGCAGCCAGGACATCACCCGGTTCCACAGCCGCCGGATTCCGGCGTTGTATCCCCGCTCGATGACCCAGTTCACGGGGATCTTCACCGCGCCGGGCAGGCGGCTCCACGCCGACTTCATCGCGTCGACGCCGCGGGAGGTCGAGGTGCGGACGCCGCTGGTCAGCTGATGCACGACGTCGAGCACGACGTCCTTGGCGTTGCGGGTGAACCCGATCATCCAGTTCCACAGGCTCGACCAGCTCGCGCGCAGGGGCGGCAGCCCGCCGAACAGCCGCTCGCGCAGCTGCGCGAGCATGACGCCGGTGGCCGTGACGATTTCGCGGCCCTTGGTGGCGCTCTGCCGCTTCCACCAGTCGTAGTGGCCGGTGATGCCGCCCCGCACGTTGGACCAGCCGTCGCTGAACCCCTGCTTGAGCTGGGGCCAGAACCCGCCGACCACCGCGCCCACGATCGCGCCGAGCGGGCCCATGAACGCCGCCCCGATCGCGGCACCCCACAGCGTGCTCCACGACAGGAAGTCGTTGCCGCCTCTCTTCGCGCCGTCGAACCCTGACCCGACCAGGCCGAGCTTCTCGGCGACCGATCCCGCCTTGTCGGCAACGCCGCTCAGCGCGTCGGCGATGCCGTCCAGCGCGGGCACCAGACTCTCGCGCCACCACACGCCGGCCTCGGCGACCGCGCCGCGCAGGTGGTTGTCCCAGACCTCGGTCCACGCGTCGCGCACCGCGCGCAGCCCGCGGCCCATCCCGCGCAGAGCGGGCTGGATGAACTGCGTCCACGCCGTCCACACCGCGCCCTGCACGCCCTTCCACGCGGCGTCGACGATGCGGCGGAAGGTCTCCGAGTGCTTGTAGGCCAGGACCAGCCCGGTCACCAGTCCGGCCACGGCCAGGACGACCAATCCGATCGGGTTGGCCGACAGCAGCACGTTCAGCGCGGTCTGCAGCGGGATCCAGATCCGCAGCGCCGCGGTCACCGCGACGAACGCGGTCGCCAGCGCGGTGACGACCGGCGGCGGCAACGCCGCCAGCATGGCCGTGAACCCCTTGACCAGTTCTAGCGACAGCCCGCTCATCGGCGCGAACGCCGTGGCCAGGTTGACGACGATCTGGACCAGGTTCCCGAACGTCGTGGACAGGGCGGGCAGGTGGGCCCGCACGTAGTCCATGAACGCCGCGAAGCGTTCGGAGCCGCGCAGGCTCTGCCCCCACCGGGCGAACCGGGCGGTGAGGCTCTCCACGCCGCGGGCCATGCCGGGCGCGTGCGGCAGGAACGCGTCGACCACGCCGGCCAGTCCGGCGGCGACGTTGCGGACCGACCGCAGCAGCGGCGGCAGAACCTTGCGGGACGCGTCCTCCAGGCGGCCGAGGAACCGGTCCATCGACCGGGACTTGACGTCGCGGCCGAGCTGCCCCATGAAGTCGTGCAGCGAGTCGGCGGCCGAGGACACCAGCCCGCCGAGCTTGGGCATCAGGACGCGCAGCACGTTGATCCCGCGCGTGAACACCGGCATGGTGTCGGCCGACAGCGCGTCGGACCATTCGCGGTGCTCACGCTTGAGGCCCATCAGGGCCTTGGCCGTCTCCCGCGAGGCGGGTGACAGCTTGGCCAGCGCCGCGGCGTACTCGGCGCTGCCCTTCTCCGCCGCCTTGACCGCCTCACCGACCGCGCCCAACTGTGGCCCGGCGGCCGCGGCGAACGCGCCGACGGCGACACCGGCCGCGCCGAACGCGGCGACCATCGCGCCAGCGCCCGCGACGGCGGCCGCGGTAGCGGCCTGCGCGGCGGGTGCCACCGCGACCAGCCCGGCGACCAGCGCCGTCGTCCCGCTGGCCGCGCCGCGCAGCCGAGGGCCGACGGCCGAGGCGACGCGGCCCAGGCCCGAGAGCTTGCCCGACGTGCTGTCGGCGCGGCCGCCGAGGTGGTCCACGCGGTCCGCGGTACGGTCGGCGTCCCGCGCGACGCCGCGGAACGCCGCCGAGGTGCGGTTGTTGCCGATCAGGTTGAGCATCACCGAGCGGGCCACGGCTCACCCCCTCGGCGCCTGAACGGCTAGCCGTCCGGATCGTCGTCGTGGTCGTCAGCGCGTTGCGGGATGCTCGGGCGGCGCTCGGGCCTGGGCCGCTGCCCGCGGCCGCCGCCCCGCTGCCAGTTCCCCGCCTTGATCAGGTCGGCCAGGTCGGTCAGCCGCCACATCTCGGGCGACCACAGCGACGCCTCGCCGTTCACCGCCCGGAACGTCGCCGAGCTGCGGGGCAGATGGCAGATGAAGGAGATCAGGGCCCGGTGGGTGAGCCGCCCGGCGGGCGGCTCCCACAGGTCGGCGAGCCGGTAGCCGGGCCAGAGGGACCGAAGGTCGAAGTCGACGGCCTCGCCGAACTCGGTCAGGAGTCCGTAGAGGCCGGCGATTCCCCCGTGGTCGTGCCGCAGAACGCGTCGTAGGCGTCCGACAGCTTCTGCAGCTGCGTGCCGCGCAGGCCGATCTTGCGCAGTTCCCGCCATTGGTCGTCGCCCAGGGCCAGGCGCAGCGACGCCAGCGTCCCCCCGGCCTCACCGGCGGCCTCGACCGCCTCCATCATCTTGATCTGGTCGAGCGTCTCGCGGTGCGCCATCTCGAACCGCTGGCCGTCGTAGCGGAACCGGAACGGCCGCAGATCCTTCTCGACCCGGACCGAGTCCAGGTTGAAGTCGAACGGCTTGTCGTCAGGCGCCTTACTCATGATCATCCTCGCTCGATCTGTGCGGCGACCCCGTCCAGGATCGCCAGCAGCCGTTGTTGGGTGACGCGCTCGTAGGGCGCGGCGGTCGCGTAGAACCACGGAGTGGGTGCCTGCTGCACCCAGGTATCGGTCCCGAACACCGGGTGCCGCAGCCGCCCGAAGCCGGGCTCGTCGTTCAGGTAGGCGGGCAGGTTGTGCTGGCCCGGCGGCATCCGCTTGGGGTTGATGCGCACGTTGACGCCGGCCCGGTCACCGCTGCTGCGGACCTGCGCCACGGTCGCGGTCGCCATCGCCCGCCGCAGCGACCGCCGTCCGCGCCGCGCGTTCTCGCCGCGCGAGGGCAACGCCAGCACGGCCGTCTTCTCGGCGGCGGCGAGCTGACGCGCGGCGTCCTTCATCTCGCGGACCATCTGCTGGCGGATCTCCTTGCCGCCCTCGATCTTGCGCAGGTCGCGGGCCAGGCGCCGCAGTTGCTCGGCGCCGTGGACCGCGAGCAGGTCCTGGTCCACGATCTACTCCGGACCCGGCTCGCCGGTCATGCGGGGATGACCAGGTTCTCGGCGGGCTCGTCGGTGATGTTGCAGTTGACCTGGATGGACGATGCCTCGGCGTCCAGGGTGACCGGCTTGCCCAGGCTGCCGATCCGCACCGGGTGCACGTCCATCGTCGGGTTTCCCGGGATGTCGCCGCCGTGCATCCACACCATGTTGCCGGGGGTGTCGCGCGGCAGCACCTGCCGGACGTCCTGCCCGTTGCGGTCCTGGTACATCGTGATGGACGAGTCCTCCGCACTCGTGCCGGCGGGGATCGACCCGGTGAACTCGGTCGCCAGGTTCGGCGTCGGCGCGGCCTCGGACTCGATCTGCCAGCCCTCAGCGGACATGAGCTGCGGCGACAGGTCGATCCCGGCGTCGATCTCGGTGCGCGTCGGCGCCAGGATGTTCGCGATGAACGGCACCCAGTAGCACTTGGTGCGGCCCTTGGCGACGTAGCGGGTGTGCGGGTTCAGCGGCGGCGGCGCCATCTACTTCTCCTCCGTGCTGCCGCGCCGAACGCGGCGCGGGCTGGGTGGGTCGTCCTGCGGGGCGGGCGGCAGGGCGGGCGGGGTGGTGACGATGGGCACGGCGGAGTCGGCCGGCACCCATCCGGAGCGGGCCAGGACACCGGCTGCGGACTCCGGCGCGTCGTAGTAGGCGTCGATCCCGGGGTGATGCAGGCGAACGGTGTTCATGCGCTCGGTGTTCATGCGCTGGCCCCCAGGATCACCACGTCGTAGGTGACGCCGGTGCCCGATCCGCCGTTGGCGACCTGCAGCACGTCGCCGGTGGAGGCGGTCACGGCGTAGGCGGTGGCGTCGGGCGCGACGAGCAGCAGCGCGCCGCCGGGCCGGACGTTGACCTTGTCGGAGGCGTCGCCGAACGGCGTCGCCCACGCGTTCGAGGCCGCGCCGCCGACCACGACGGCGTTGGTGTTGCTGGCCGAGGCCGCGATCATCAGCGCGCGGACGCGCGCGAAGGTGAGCACGGCGCCGAACGCGTCGGTCAGCACGCCCGCCAGGTCGAGGTTCTCCGACGCCGACGCGGCCAGGGTGCGGCGGTCGGAGAACACGCGGTCGGCCTGGCGGGCACCGGTGCCGGGCGCCAGCGGCCAGGATCGCGCGATCTGCATCTGGGCCGACGGCGGGCTGAAATCGTGGGCGCCGGTCAGCAGCGCCATCAGATCCAGCGCGACGCGACTGTTCACGGTCATGCGCATCTCCCTGTGGATGGTGCGCCCGCAGCGGGCGCGGAGTGGTTACTGCTGGTAGCAGCCGACGCGTATCCGCTGCGTCAGGACGCTGGTCGCGCTGTCGTCGTCGGCGCCGTGGTCCAGGTCGCCGCCGACCACCGCGGCGTCCAGGACCCCGGGCTGACCGCCCAGCGACGGATCGGCGTGGACCGCGGCGGCCAGGGCGGCGCCGAGCTCGGCGGCGCGCGCGTCGGTCTCCTCGACGGTGCCGCCGGGCCGGACGATGACGATGTGCACGTCCATGACGAGCGCGACGTCCTCGCCGTTGGCGAGGCTGGCCGGCGAGGTCTCCCAGTCCATCGCGCCGCCGTGCACGCACTCGCGGTCCATCCGCCGTCCCGGCCAGGCGTAGGCGACCTGCACGCCGTCCAGGGGACCGCCGTCGGCGAGCGCGGCCGCGACGGCGATGACGGCGCGCTTGACGGCGACGACGTCGACGCCGGGGATCATCGGCGGCCGCCGTGGAACAGCGAGCCGCGCTGCGGGTCGTAGTCCATCGTCCGGGACGCGGCGACCTTGCGGCCGCCGGGCCCCGACGTCGACCGGCGCGAGTACCGCGCGTACACCGAGTCGACCGCCGGGATGCCGGTCTTGGTGGCGCCCGGCATGTCGAGCCGGTACGTCCCGCCTTCGGACGAGGTGAACGAGCTCGCCCGGTCAGGGATGCTGCTGCGCGGCTGGTGGACGCGGGCGCGGAACGCGACCAACGCCGCCCTGACGAGATCCGGCGGCGGGGTGTCCAGGCCGTACTCGACGTCCAGGACGACGTTGCCGCGGCCGCGCGGCCAGACGTGGCCCGGCGGCCGCCGCACGGTGGCGTCGTCGCCGACGGTCAACGCCGCCAGCTCCCACGAGGGCAGCACGCGCGGGACCGCGCCCGGGTAGGCGGTGACGGTGCCGGCGACGATCCGGCGGACGTGCGCCATGGTGCGGCCCGGGTCCGGATGGGACAGCACCAGCTGCCCGTCCCCGGTCCCGTCGGCGACGATGCGAACGCCGCGCGGCACGAACGCGCGGTCGCAGATCGCCTCGGCCTCGGCCTCGGTCTCCAGCCGCGCCCGCTCCAGCAGCCACGCCGGGTACCGGTCGACGTCGGCCAGGCTCTCGTCGCTGGTGCGTCCGGCGGCCAGGGTGAAGAAGAACGAGCCGGCCACCTCGACGTGCGTGGTCATCGTGATCGCCGAGCCGGTGACGTCGGCCGACCACGTGGCGGTGAGGACGCCGAGGTCGGGCTGGCCCGACAGCACAACGGAGTAGGTTCCCAGGGCCGTACGGGCGGCGGTCTCCTCGGCGAGGACGTCGCCGTCGGCGTCGGTGACGGTGACGGTGACCGGCCCGTCGGCGTCGACCAGTTCCTCGCCGACTTCGAGTTGGTGCGTGAGCCGCGCGGGCAGGGTGCGCTGCACCCGGGCCAGTCCCATCACGCGATCCGGACACTGCCCTCGACCGCACCGGCCGTCACGTCGACGTAGATGCCGGTCGCGGCGCGGATGCCGCCGGGGTAGAACGTCGACGCCGTCTCACCCGACGCGAGCTGCACGACGTCGAGCAGCACGCCAGCACCCGTCGCCGGGTTGTCCCAGATCTTGACGGTGGCGGCCTGCCCGCCGGTGGCGGTCAGGGCGTATCCGGCGTAGACGGCGCCGGTCGTGGACACGACCTGGTCGGCGCCGGTCACGCCCACGGCGGTGACCATCACGCGCCCCATCAGCCCAGCGACCGCAGCGTCAGCAGCACCGCGCCGCCGGGCAGCGCCAGACCCGTACCCGAGTGGGTCACCTCGACCGCCAGGACGTCGCCCTCGGCGACCTCCAAGTTCGCCGCGGTGCCCGAAAGCGTCAGCGTCTCCGGCGTCGAGAGCGCCCCGTTTCCCGAGGCGTAGGACCGGGCGGTCGCCCACTGCACCGACCCGGCGCCGGCGGCGCCCCGGTTGCGGAAGCTGAGGGTGGCGTAGTTGGTGGCGTGGGCGGTGATGGCGCCGCCGGGCACCCACCGGGCGGCGGCGATGCGGGCGCGGAACGGCGCGATCCACGCGCCGCCGACCGCCGAGCCGGCGGCCGCCGCCGGGACGGCGATCGTCACGGCGTGGTCGCCGCGGATCTCTCGCATCTGGGTCATCTGTGTCATCTCCCTGAACAGGTCATTGGGACGAGTGGTCCGGTCCGGAGCGGTCCGGGATCGGTGGGGTCCGGTGGGGCCGCGCCCCCGGGGACGGCGAGGATGACGGCCCCGGGGACACGGCGGCTCAGGGTCAGGCGACGACGTTGCGGTAGAACCCGCGGTGGTCCAGGACCGTGCCGCCGTAGATGTGCCGCAGCTTGTAGGTGATCTTGTCGGCGTCGAACATGGAGCCGATCGACGGGTCGGACTGCGTCCACAGCTCCGGGTCCTGGCGGCCGCCGTAGAACCCGATCTCGATCGTCGGGACGCGCGAGGGGTCGGCGATGGTGAACCAGTCGTTGGGGTCGGTCCAGTAGTCGATCACGACCGGGGGGTTCATCCGGTTGTGGATGTTCGGCAGGTCCGACGACGAGCCGCTGCCGGGGATCGCGACCGCCGACGTCGCGATCTGCCACGCCAGGTCCTCCAGACCGGCGGGCACGACGAGCGTCTGCGGGACGATCGACAGGATGTCGACGGCGTCTCCGTAGCTGGCCTGGCGGCGCATCGCCGCGCGGACGGTGCTCAGCGCGGAGTGCGACAGCGCGCTGCTACCGGTGTTGTTGTGGTTGGCGTGGAACAGCGCCGTGGCGTCGTAGGAGGTGGCGGCGTTGAAGACCAGGAAGTCCCACACGAACCTGTAGAGGGTCAGGGACGCCGACAGGCCGAGCTTGGCCGGGATGCGGGAGATCGCGCGGATGTCGTCGTTCGCGATCATCTCGAACGTAATGCTCTCGGTGCCGCCCTTCTTCCCGAGCTGGTAGTTGGCTTCCTCGTTGGGCGGCGAGGTCAGCGGCTGGTACGGCGCGCCCTCGGGCACGCTCGGCAGCAGCCCGTACCCGCCGATCCGGTCGATGCGCTGCGTCCGGAAGTCGTTCACCGGCACGATCGAGCTGACGATCTGGCGCCAGGTGCCCAGGTCCGGGCGCGCGTACTCGGCGACCATGCGGCGCGTAATGGAGTCGCCCAGGACCAGGTTCCACGTCGCCGTGTCCATCGCCTCGCGCAGCCGGACGGCGTCGCCGTCGCGGACCAGGCGGTCGCCGGAGTCGTAGGACCCGACGGACTCGCGCATGATCCGCTTGGCGATGTCCTCGTCCCAGGCGCCGGGCCGGTGCCCGGTGAAGTCCGACCATGCCTGCCGGAAGCTGCGGTAGCCCTCGACGAAGTTGCCGGCGAAGAACGAGTCGAGCGCGGCGATCTTCTTGTCCCGCGCCTCCTGGGTGACCTGGACGTTGCCGGTCGTCGGCGCGAGACCGGCCCGCTCGATCGTGCCGAGCGTCGCCTTCAGGGCCGCGATGCTGCGGTCCACGTCGGCCTCGGTGATGCGGTCGGGCAGGGCCTCGGTCAGCGACTCGGTGACGGCCTCGGGCAGGCCCGCGTCGGACACCTTCGCGCGGATCATCGCGGCGGCGAGCCAGCCCGTCTTGGGCGTGGACTCGGTCGCCCGCTCGCCCTGCTGACCGCCCTGCTCGTTCTCGGTCGCGGGCGTCGGCGCCGGGGCGGGCGGCGTGGTCGGCGGGTCGGCCTCGGGCGCGCGGACGAGGCCCACGGACGCGAGGTCGTCGGCGGTGGCCTCGCGCAGCGCGGCGAGGACGTCCTTCGGGGTCGGGGGCACGTCGTCCTCCTGGGTGTCGTCGGGCTGCGTGCCCGTGGTGGTGGGGTCGTCGGTTCCGCCGGCGACCATGCGGGTCGCCTGCCCGCCGGCGGCGGGGTCGGCGACCAGGTCCGCTGAGTGGACGCGGGCGATGGCGGTGGCCTCCTGGACGCGGCGGCCGCCGGACATGACGGGCCGGTAGTGCGCCATGACGTCGTGGGAGACGCCCAGCAGCGGCGGGAGGCCGCGTTCCTGCGCGGCCAGGGTGGCGTCCAGCGCCTCGGCCGCATGCACCGCCGAGGGCAGCAGGTGCAGGTCGCCGTACAGGCCGTCCGCTTCCGCCTCCACGTCGCGGTAGTAGCCGACCAGGCCCGCGATCGTGGAGGACTGCATCTCCTCGGCGGTGCGGTGGTGGTCGTACGCGCGGGCGCCCTCGTACATCGGGGCGGCTTCGCTCATCACCGACTCGGTGTAGCGGCGACCGTTCCTCGAAGTGCCGTAGGCCAGGATGCGGACCCTGAACACCCTGCCGCCGTCGGGGTCGTCGTCCAGCGCCTCGACCACGCGGCCGAAGTGCCTCACCCGCTCGCTCTCGGTTGCGGCCTGGCCGCCGTCGCCGTCGCCGTCGTCGGCCGAGGCAGGTGCGGGGGCGTAGGACCGGACGACCTGGCGGGGCGTGCCCAGGGTGACCTCGCCGGTCTCGGTGATCGAGTACGAGCACTCGTTCAGCGTCGGCAGGCCGGTGCGGTCCTGTCCGTCGACGTGTGGGGCGTACACGACGTCGGACGCGGTGAGGTCGACCAGCCCGACCCAGGCGTAGCGGCCCTGGTGCTCTGCGGCGAGACGCTGCCGCAGCGCGCTCTGGACGGCGTCGCCGATGTCGCTGAACGACATTCGGCCGTTGACGAGGGCCTCGACGGCGGCGACGGTCTCAGCCGTCGACGCCGGCGCCGACGGGGCCGCAGCCTCGGTCGCCCGGATGGGCGCGTCCGGGACGAAGCGGTGGCCGCAGTTCGGGCACGTCACCTCCTGCCGACCCTGCCCCTGTGAGGCGTTGAACGCTTCGGTCGCGGCGGCCTGCGCGCACTCCTGGCAGAGGGCGGGGCCGCCGCACCGGGTGGCATCGTGCCCGATGGTCATCGTGATCAGTCCCTGATGATCTGCTGCAGCTGGGTGATCAGGGACTTGCGGGGGGTGGGCCGCTGCTGCTCGGCGACCAGGGCGGTCTCGGCGCGGCCGCGGTCCTCACCGACCCAGGTGAGGACCTGCTCGACCGGCCCGTCCGGCGGCAGACCGGCGGGGTCCTCGGGGTCCTGCGGGATCGGGCTGGGCGGCTGCGCCGGTGCCCCCGGGTCCACCACCGGCGGCGGCGTCGGTTCGCCGCCCGGCACCGGGCCCGGCTTCGGGTTCGGCGTCGGGTCGCTCGGCTGGTAGGGGACGCCGGTCTGTGTGCGCGCCGCGCGGACGAGGCCGCCCGGCTCGTAGGGGTGGACCCTGCCGTCGGCCGTGACGTAGGTGTGCTGGCCGTCGTGGGTGGTGACCAGCCACCCGTGGTCGTGATCCTCGGCCGCCAGGATCTCGGACGGCTTCATGCCCATGACCCGGGCGATGTCGGCCCGCATGTCGTCGTTCATCACGTGCTCACCTTCGATCGTCGGTGGCCTTCGGTGGGCCACTTGCCGTGGACGTCGTGGTACCAGGTGGCCGCCGTGCGGCGGGCCAGGTCGTCGTCGCCGTGCATGTGCTTGAGCAGGTGCTTGTACAGCTCCGTCCAGGGGTGCGGTTTGCCCACCCACTTGGCGCGGCCCTTGCCCTTGGTCCAGTAGTGGTGCAGCCGCTCGGCGCCCGCGTCGCGGCCGCCGCGGCGTCGCGCTTCGGCGGCCTCCTCGATGGCGGTCGCCAGTTCGTCGCGGTCGTCGGCGTCTCCGTCCGGGACGTCCAGCTCCGCGGTGTACGGCACGCCCACGTAGCTCTCCCACGCCTTGCGGGCGGCGACGCGGGCGGCCTCGCGGGACAGGACGCCCACCTCCACGAGCTTCTCCAAGCCCGTGGACAAATTGAGTAGCACCTGGGCGTTGAGCTGCGCGTCGGCGGCGGCGATCTCCGGGCCGGTCACCGTGATGGCCTGCGCCGCCGGGACCTGCCACTCGGCGCCGGTGCGCGGGTCGGTCGCCGTCACCGTGCGCGGCAGCCGCCGCGCCGCCACCGCCTGGTCGACCGCGAACCGGACGAACTCGGTCTGCCGGGCGAGCCACATGCGCTGCACGCCGCCGACGCGGCGCCGCACCGGCTCGGCCATCGTCACGCTGGTCGCGCGGTTGCTGTCCTCGGGGTCGGCTAGCCAAGTCTTGGCGAGCCCGCTGCCGGCGGCGACCTGGGTGAGGATCTGCCGCGCGGCCGCGCTGTCCTCGTAGGCGCCGGTCTGCACGTGCCGCGGCTCCCACGTCACCGCCGAGTTGTGCACCTCGACCGATCCGGAGCGGGGGACGTGCAGCCCACCGCGCGCCGACACGAAGGCATCCACGGCGTCCTGATCGCCGTCCACGGTCACGTCCCAGACCAGGTAGCGGGCGAGCGCAGTCCGGTCGATCAAGTTCGACAGGATGGTGTCGAAGCTGTCGAGTTGGTCCAACACCGACAGCAAGAAGGGGGCACCCCTGACATCGGTGTCCAGGGCCTGGAAGGACGGCCAAAACATGGCGTCGCCGGTGCGCAGGCCGGTCACGTCGGACACCTGCGCGACGGTCAGGTCATCACGATCGCTCTGCGCGAACCGCACCCGGGCGGGCCACAGCGGGTTCCCGCGGTCCAGGTCGATGCCGAGGATGCGGCCCGGGTCCAGCGGCGCGTACCGCACGACTCCGCTGACCTTGCCGGTCATGAGCTCGTACAGGCTTTCGCCCATGATCAGGTGGGAGCGGAACAGCAGCTCCTGCCGGGCCGCCAGATCGTTGCGCGGGTCGGCCCAGAACTCATCCGCCACCGCCGCGACGTCCGGGTTCGCGGCCTGCACGGTGAGCCCGGAGTCGCCGACACAGAACGAGGTGTAGGTGTCCACGATGGCGGTCGCCATGGGGTTCGACCGGTAGGCCGCCGTCGAGTAGATCCGGGCCTTCTCCAGCGTCCACTCGGGCACCTGGCGGCCGGTGCTGCCCGCCGGGCGCCAGCCGCGGTCGCTGTCGATCGGGTCGGTGCCCCACGCGCCTCCGGCGGCGCCGGTGGCCACGACGGTGTCCAGCGTCCCCTCGACCGCCCGCACGGGAGCGGGCGCGGGACGGCGGGCGGGCGCGAACCAGCTACGCACGTCAGCGGGCGCCGTTCAGCCGCGCCAGCGCCGCCGCCCGCTCGGCCGCGTCGAACTCCTCAGCCAGCGGCCGCGACTGCTCGGGCTCGCGGGCGGGCGGAGCGGCGGCCGCAGGCGACGTCGGGGGCGTCGTCGCGGCGGCCGCCGCAGTCGGGGGCTCGGCACCGATCTGGGCGAGGGCGGCCAACGCGACGGCGGCCAGGCCGCCCGCGAGCAACGACCACCACCAGGTGCCGGTCAGCCCGCCCACCGCCGCCACCACGGCGGCGACACCGGCCAGGCCGACCAGGTTGGACAGCGCCCCGGGCGGAACGCTCGGCACGTGCACGGTGATCTTCACGTGGGTCTCCTCACAGGTCACAGGACCAGTCGCTGCACGGGCCGGAACATGTCGGCGGCTCGGTCGCCCTGCTGGGTGCCGGGCTGGCGTGCGGTCGCCGGGGGCGGCTTGGTCTCGCGGGGGCGGGTCTCGTATCCCCACCGGGCGAGGGTCGCGGCGACCAGCGGGGAGATGACCGCGCTGTTCTTCCGCGACCAGCGCCACGCGCCGTCGCCGACGGGGCCCTTCACCGCGCCCTTCACCGCGTCGTTCAGCACCTGCTGGTCCAGGTGTGCCAGGACCACGACGCCGTCGCTGTCCGGGGTGACGTCGTCGGCGAACGCCCCGGCGGCCTGCGCCTCATCCGCGCTGGACGGCTTGGTGACCTCGACGCCCAGGGCCTCGATCGCCGGAATGAGCGACCACGCCGGCGAACTCTTGCCGATCACGACCGGCACCGGCACGCGGCCCTCGTACCCGTAGATGTCCACCCTGGTCTGCAGCCACGCCGGTACCCACGCCGTCCCGCGCCGGTGCTCGGTGACCTCCACGACCAGGCGGCCGTCGACCTCGCCCGCCACCGCGATCGAGGTGTGCGACCGCTCCGGAGTGGTGTCCACCCCGATCGCGATCGGCTGCATCGCACGCTTGCTGGGCGGCTGGATGGCCAGCGCCGACCACGACGCCTCACCGATCACCGACCAGTCCGGCGCCAGCGACGGCACTCGTTGGCACAGACACTCGGTGCGGAACACCGCGTCCGGGTCAGTGCTCAGCGCGGATGCCAGCGCCTGCTCGGTGATCGTGTAGCCCAGCGACGGGTTCGCCATCGCCCACAACCGCCGGTCGGCCAGCTGGCACTCATCGGTGTGCGCATCGTCGGGCCGCCCGCACGTGCACGCTACGTCGTCCGGCACCGACCACTCGAAGTGTCCCAGCGTCGGGTCGGCCGCCGCCGGGTGCTTGGCCGCCGCGCGGCCCTTCTTCTGCAGCTCGTTCAGCACCACGCTGCGGTCGTCGCCGGCGTTGCTGAACGCGAAGATCTGCGCCCGCGGCCGCGCCATGGTCGTCTTGGTGACCGCGCCCCAGGCCGCATAGGTGTGATGCTGGCGCAGTTCGTCCAGGTTCACATCATCGACGGCCAGGCCGCGGCCCGCACCACCGGTCGGTGCGGCCACTTTCCACCGCGCCCCGTTGGTCAGCTTGAGGGTCTTCTTGCCGTTGGTCTTGTCGACGCGCGCGATCTCGGCCGCCAGCTCCGGGGTGGCCTCACACATCTCCACCGCGTGCTCCCACGACTCCTCACTGGTCGTGAGGTCCTGCGCGGTACCGAGCACCAGGCCCACCTGCAGCACCGACATCTTCCACAGGTTCTTGAGCTCGATGATCGTGGTCTTGCCGTTCTGCCGCGCCACCATGATCAACACCGTGCGGAACCGGAACTTGCCGCCGGGCGCCAGCTCCAGCGCGTGGATCAGCAGCCAGCGCTGCCACGGCAGCGGCGGCACACCTACCGGGTTCTCGGCGAAGTCGATCGCCGAGAACCCCAGCGACGTCGCCGGCGTCAACGCGCACCCGCACCCGCACGGCCCCGACGGTCCGGTGGCCAGCGGCGGCGTCCAGAGCCTAGGCGTCGTGCTGCCCAGCAGCCGCGCGGAGCTGCGCAAGCCGACCCTCCGCCTTCTTCTCGGGCTGGATCTTGCGCCGAGCGCCCGGGGTACCGCCCAGGTCGCGCAGCGTCAGCTGCAACTGCGGGCCGAGCCACCCCACCAGCTTGGCCACCTCGCACTCGGCCTCCAGCGCCTTGAGCCGCTGCATCGCGTGCTGCTCACCGGCGAACTCGCGGCGCAGCGCGGCAAGCTCGGCGGCACGGTCGGCCGCGCGCTCGATCTCGGTGGCCTGCCGCAGCGCCAGCGCGGCCACCGCGCGGTCCGACGGGCGCAGCCACGGCATCTCCTCGAGGGCCTCGGCGACGGCGTCGCGCAGGTCGGGCGGCCGCGGCTCGGGCTCGGGCGCGGGCGTGAGACGTCGGCCCACCGGCGATCACCACCCTGCGTGACGCTCGGACCCCCACCCCCTACGCGGGGGGAGAGAGATTGATTGGTGGCGGGGTCCCTGACCCCGACCAGCAACGGAACATCACCCCCGGGGGTGCCGCGCCACGTCGTAGCAGGTCAGAGCGCCGGACGGTGAATCCGAGCGCCGCGTGGCGAGCGCGGGGAGCACGGGAGCGTGAGCCGGTGGCGGTGACGGACTGTCACCAGCGGCCCGAGCCGCCGGGCTCGGCCGCCGCCGCTGCCTCGGCGGCCTGGCGGGCGCGCTTGCGGCCACCGGCACGGCGGTTGCAGCTGCGGTGCGCGAAGCCGTTGTAGGCGCCGCGATCGTCGGTGTGGTCCAGGTCGAGCTCTTCGCCTTCGACCAGGACCTCACCGCATCGGGTGCAGGGCTGGCCGTACGCCTGGGGCAGCAGCTGCTCGCGGAGCTGGCGGTGAGCGTGGCCATAGCCGCGCGCGTGTGTCGAACCCGGCGTCGGCATGGCACCTCCCGGACATGGGTGAGGCCCGCACGCGGCGGGCCTCGGCTGCAGATCTCCCAGTGGATCAGAGAGTAGCGTTCGCGCAGGTCGACGTCGAGCGCGAGGTCACTCGTCGTCTCTGGCTGCGTCGATTCTCCACGCTTCGTCGTACTCGCTGTGCGTGGCCCACGCTTCGCCCACGGCGCGCACGGTCTCGCACGCGCCGCCGACGCGCGTGAGGATGCCGTCGTCCACGTCACAGCGCGTGCAGTACCACTTGTCCAGGTAGGAGAGCTGCAGATCCCTCTCCGACAGCGGGAAGGGGTTGCGTTCCAGGTCCTGCCGGTGAGTGATGTGGGGGTGCAGCGTGAGCAGCCGCCGGGTGGCGCTTACGCTGCGTAGCACCTGCGCTGGGTCGTGGCGGGCGATGTGGACGTCGGTGGGGTCGCCGTCGTCGGTCCAGTCGGTAACGCCGTGGTCGAAGTCGACCGCTGCTCGCGCTGCCGCTTCGTCCTCGTCCAGTCGGGCGAGGACGAACTCGATCAGGTCCATGCCGCTCATCCTCTCTCGGAGTACTGCGCGCCGCAGCCGAGGCAGCGCCGTTGTGCGTGGCGCTGACCGAGGCCGGTGACGTCGACGGTGGCGATGTGACTGCAGGTGAGCCACTCGGCGGGCAGTTGCTGGTCGCAGTCGGGGCAGAGCGCGGCGACGACCGCCCCGCCGGACTCGACGGGGACGGCGCGGTGATGAGAGCACGCGACGGTCATGCGTCCTCGGTCAGGCACATGCTGTCCTTAGCTGGGATGGCGATGGGTGGCGCGGATGCTCGCGCAGCTGGGGTGGGGGCAGGTGATGCAGACGGGGCCGGTCGGCTGGTGGCGTGGGGTGAGGACGTCCAGGACGGCGCCGAGCCGGTAGAGCGGGACGAGGCGGCCGTTCTGCAGGCGCTGGCCGTAGGGCATGAGGCGGCCGCGGTGCACGTAGCCGCGGATGGTGGCGGCGGTGATGGGCTGGCCCAGGCGGGTGATGGCGCGGGCGATCTCGGGCGCCGTGGCCAGCACGTCCTCCGCGCTCCACAGCAACCATGCCCGTCGCGCCTCGATCTCGTAGACGAGGTGGCAGCCGTCGCATTCCACGATGAGGGCACCCGGGCGCCCGTACATGTCCTCGTCGCACTCGTCGCAGGGGCCCGCGTACACCTGCTCGGCGGGCCGGTCGACGGCGCGGCGGGCAGCGCGGACGGCTTCCACGATCTGGTCGTAGGCGGTCTGGCCGTCGGCGTGGTGGCGGAGCCAGCCGACGCGGGGGCGCAGCCAGGCCGCCAGGCCGGGAAGGGTGGTCGGGGGCGGTGGGATGCGGCGGGCCAGCGCGCAGGACGGGTGACGGCACGTGCCGTAGCGGGTGTGGCAGGTGGGCCCGGCGTGCGTGGGCCGGTGGCTGCGCACACCGGTCTCGTCGGCGACGCGAGCGGCCCAGCGGGCGAGGACGGCGTGCAGCTGGGCGGCGGCGTCGGAGGCGCGGGCGTCGCCGGGCGAGCGTCCTGCGTGGAGCGTGAGCGGAGCGCGGGCGAGCGGGGCCTGGTCGACGTCGTCGGATGCGGCGCGGCGGCCGCGGCTGTTGCGGACAATGCGGGCTTCGCCGGCGCGGGCGATGTCCAGGTCCCACGCCAGGCCGTGATGCTCGGCGATCCGCGCCAGGTGCTCGTCCAGCCGGTAGGCGCAGGAGGGGCAGAGGGTGGCGTTCGGGGCGGGGGCGCCGCAGCCGCAGACAGGGTCCATAAGCGCCTCGCTACCAGCGACGATGATGATCGTCATCGTACGCCGAAGGCAGGGCGGTCGAACGTATTAGCGATCGTGTGGTCGGGTGTCGCCGGTCACGGGATCACGCAGCGGGACCCCGCGTGCGCGGGCGATGAGCAACAGGAGACCGGCGCAGGCGGCGAGGCCGTCGAGGACGGCCTGGACGTCGCCGTCGGCGAGCCGGGCGAGCGCCGCGGCCGCGGCCGGCCGGTCGCCGCCGAGCTCGGCCGCCAGGGCGCGGGCGCCGAGCTCACCACCGGTGGGCGGTGAGCTCGGCGCACGGGTCATGAGGGCACGGTAGCCCTCAAAGCGGATCGCGGCGGGGGCGCTGCTCGCCCCCGCCGCGATCCAGGTGGTACACGAACAGGTCCAGCATGCGCATGGTCTCCTGGGGGGAGGCGTGCTGGGCGAGGTCGGTGACCATGGCGGTGATCCACGCGGCCATGTCGACGGGGGTGGCGCCGGTGAGCGCCCGCGCGGCCACGTCGGCGTAGCTGCGGGCGACGTCGTCGTGGAGCGAGGCCGCTTGGCGCAGCTTGGGGTCGGGGTCTGCGAGGATCTGGGGGCGCATCATGCGGACACGGTCCAGCGTCGCTGCGGCCGTCCACCCGGTGGCTGTCCATCCGTCGGAGTGGGACAAGCCTCCCTCGCGTAGGCGACGGGTCATTTCGTCGTGCCGGTCCAGCGCCTCCCGGAGCAGCGTCCTTGGATGAGGGCGGTCGTCGTTGGCGTCGGTCTTGTCGGTCATGGGTGTCTGCTTCCAGTGCGTGTGGCGGTCGTGGTCTGCTGCTGCTCATGTTCGTCGGCGGGCGCCACACCGTGAGGGCACGGTAGCCCTCACTGCGGATCGAGGTGGTACACGAAGAGGTTCATGATGTGCAATGTCTGCGCGGCGGAGAATTCCCGCATTGCGAGGCCGGTGACCATACTCGTGATCCATGTAGCGGCCTCGAAGAAGCTCGGTTCAGTGCCCAGCACCTGTACGGCCATCTCGGCGTAGACGCGCGCGAGACTGTCGTGATCCATTGCCTGCTCGCGCAGCTCGGGGTCCGACGCCGCGAGGCTCTGGGTGCGCATCGACCGGGCCCGTTCGAGCGCTGCGGCGGCTGACCACTCGGGGGCTTCTCTGCCAGCGAGGACGTCGATGGCGTCGGGGACACCCAGCTCCCGGAGCTGTCGGGTGATCTCCTCGTGCCAGTCCAGCGCCTCCTGCAGCGATCTCGCTGCGGGGCGGTCGTCGGTCATGTCTGCTCCCGAGAGTGGGCGGCCGTGGTCTGCTGCTCATGTTCGTCGGCGGGCGCCGTCGTCAGCCAGCCGCACGGCCGACACCGGCCGGTATCGGCCTCGTGACGCAGATGCAGATGGGGTGCCAGGAACCACGCCGAGGCGAGGGCTCCGATGAAGCCGAGCGCCAGCTGGACGATCCTGGCCTGCGCAGTCGGGCCCAGGACGGCGCACGTCAGGAGGGCGTGCGCCGAGACCAGGACGCAGAGCAGACCGGCCCGCACGGCGCCGCGGCCGATGAGGATCAGCCCGGACGCGGCCAGCGTCCACCCGTGAAGGGTGAGCAGGGCGAACACCATGAGGTCCATCAGCGGCCACCGATGTAGTTCAGGGCCAGGTTCGCGCGGTTCAGCAGCTCCAGGAGCGCCTCGATGTCGCCCCAGGCGTGCGCGATGAACGCCGTGTTCGCCGCGTACAGGTCGTCGCGCTGGATCGGGTCCTGCACCGATAGGGGCGGGGCGACGTAGGCCACGGGCGTCTCTTCGTCGGCGCCGTGGTCGGCGATGATGGCGCCGCCGTGCTGTCGCCACGGCCCTCGGCTGGCGGCGGCGTGCCGCGCCCGGATCGCCTGGACCGCGGCCGGCTCGTCGGGCGTGTCCGTCGGGTCCGTCGGGTTCGGCATCAGAGCGCGGCCGAGCTCGCCAAGGATGATGATCACCTCGGGTTGGGTGGCGCCGAGCATGCTCAGCGCGGCCAGCTGCGCGGACACCCAGACCAGAGTCTCCCCGATGGAGGCGTGGGGAGCCTGCCGCATGAGGCGGGCCTGCAGGTCGCCCACGTCGGCCAGGCACTGCGCCATCACCTGCCGGGCCTCGGGGATGAGTTCGCTCGCACGCTGGCTGTCGTCCAGGGCCTGCAGCTGGCGCGGCAGGTCCCAGGCGTCGCCGACGCCGTTCGCGTCCAGGCGCCCGACGGTCGCGCCGTCCTGGTCCACGCCGAGCAGGTTCGCCACCATGTCGTAGACCCGCGTGCGGCGTTCGTCGCAGGCGGCGTGGTCAGTGCAGGTGTGGCTGTGGAGGGTCATGGGTTGTTGTTCCTTCCCTTGGGTGGTCAGCGGATGTGGTGGGTGCGGTCCATGGCGTCCTGCAGGTCAGCGGCGATGGAGTCGAGCGTCTCGATCAGGTCGCGGATGTCACCCCATGCGTGCGCGAAGAACGCGCGGTTGGCGGTGGCCACCTGGTCCCGGCGCTCGTCGTCGCCGCCCGGCGGGGGCGGGACGACGTAGGCGATCGGTGCCGGGCCGCCGTCGCTGTCTCCCACGGGTGAGATGACGGCGGACGAGGTGAAGCTGTGGGGGCCGCGGCTGGCGGCGGCGTGGCGGGCGCGGATGGCGTCCAGGTCGATGTCGTCGCTGATGAACCGCTGGTATTCCGGCTCGGCCTCCCACAGGCGGCCGGCGAACTCGCCGAAGACCAGCAGCATCTCGGCGGGGTCGACGCCGTGGATCAGCAGCGAGCCGAGCTGGGATGTGGCCCACACCATCGCCTCGCCGACGCCGACGGGGCGGCCGCCGAACGCCGCCTCGAACCGCTGCATGAGGAACGCGGCGTCGGTGTCGGCCTGCGCCTGGACGAGCGCGGTCCGCGGGCTGCGCTGGTGCCGGGCCCGGTTGTCGGCGAGCATGTCCAGCTGCTGGTCCAGGTCCCAGGTGGCGGGCAGGTCGTAGGCCGCGAAGCGGGACGGCAACGCGTCGTCGTGGTGGTCGGTCATGGTGTCCTTCCGGTGAGGTGGGCGTGGGCGGCGGCGAGCTGCCGCTGCTCGTGGTCGGTGGGCGGCGCCGCGGCGTGCCAGGTGCAGGGCCAGCAGCGGCCGTCGTGGACGGTGGGGGCGCCGCAGGTGGGGCAGATGTCGCCTGCGGCCAGGTCGGCGCGGGCGCGGGCGGCGGCGGCGTGCAGCAGGTCCAGGTGGTGGCGGCCGGTGAGCCGCCACGGTTCGGCGGCGGCGATGCGTTCGACGCTGGCGGCCAGGACGTCGGAGGTCAGCGCGGCGCACGGGGACATGCGGGGTCGCTGCTCGTCCAGGAGGCGGTCCAGGCGGCGGGCGAGCTCGGCCCGCACCCAGGGCGGGGCATCGCGCAGGGCGCGCGGCATGGCCGCCAGCGCGGTCCAGGCGGCGCGGGAGGCTCGCGGCCGCGGGGCACCGGCGCCGGGGTGGCGGCCGTCGGCGCGGTCCGGCGGCCGCACCGGCGCCGGTGCGTTCCCGGGGCGTGCGTCGGGATCGGGAGCATGATCGTTTTTCGGCTCGCGCAGCGTCTCCTTCGCGGGCGCGTCACCTACGTGCACGCTGCCGCGAGGCTTAGCACTCACCTCCCTGAACTCACCCCCCTGAGAGAACCCCCCTGTAGTGCCGGGATCTCCGGGAGTGGCGTTGACCTGCAGATACTCGGCGTCGGCGCAGGTGGGAGCGAGTGTGTCCACATTCTGAGATTCGCGGACGGGATTTCCGGGAGTGGCGGTGACCTGCGGGGATTCGGTGTCGTCGCAGGTGGGAGCGGGCGCGTCCGGCGCCGGGTTTTCCACAGGGGCGGGGAGGGTGGCGGGGGCGGATCGCAGGGTCGTGCGCCAGGTCAGGACGCGTCCTGCGTCGTCGCGTTCGGGCTCGCTGGTGGCGTAGCCAGCGGCGGCCAGGGCGTGCAGGTCACCGGTGGTGGCGTGCAGGCGTTCACCGCGCCGTTCTCCCGCGAGCGCGGCGGCGCCGCCGCGGCGCACGCGCACGGTCACCCCGCCGACGGTCGCGCCGTCGGCGAGCTCGGCGACGAGCAGGCCCCGCTGCCGGTAGGACAGGCGCCGGTCCCGCGCCGTCGCCCACGGCACGTGGAGGAAGCCCGAGCCGTCGTCGGGCGGCGCCGCGCTCCGGTTCAGCGCGTACACCAGGTCGTCCTCGGACCGGCCGGCGACCGCGACCGCGTACCCGACGGCCACGGCCTCACGGAGGAGGCCGGCGAGGGCGTCGCGGCCCTCGACGGCGGGGTCGTGGCGGGTCGCCCGCCACAGCGCCTGAGCCGTCCAGGTCCAGCCGTCGACGTGCGTCCACCACTCGGCGACCAAGCCGAGCGCGGCGCGGGTGAGGCGGCGGTCCCTGGCGACGCGGCGCAGCAGCGGCGGCGTGCGCTGGCCGGTGCGGGCGGGGGCGATGCCGTCGTGGCCGTGCCCGGCGGCGCGCTGCTGCCGGGCGGCGCGGTGCGGGGCTGCGGTGCCCCGTGTCCCAGTGTCCATCCTGGGTCCTCCCGATCGTGGGCATGCTCATATCGCCCGTCGGCGCGGCCGGAAGGGCTGCGCCTGCGCGCCGCCGCGCGGCGCGTGGGCGTGTCAGGTCTCGCGGGGGCCGCCGGTCGGCGGCGGCTGGTCAGGCGGCAGGCGGCTCCTGGATGGGGTGGGGCACGGTGGTGCCGTTGGGCGTGAGGGGCCGGGGCGGGGCGGGCGGCGCCGGCGGCGCGTGCGGCTGGCACCTGGGCCCGTTGACGAACAGGCGGGTCGGGGTGGCGCCGCAGCGGCCGCCGGGCACGGGCTGGCGGCAGGGGCGCGAGTACGGCGCCGCGCGGCGCCGGGGCGCGGTCATCGCTGGCCGCCGGGTGCGTCGTCCGGGTGGGCGGCGGCGTACTGCTGCAGGAGCGTGGCGGCGAAGCGGCCGGTCGGCCTGACAGGGATGCCCTGCTGCTTGGCCCAGGCGCGGATTCGCGCGGCCTGCTGCGGCGGGATGCGCCGCTCGGCCTGCCTGGACGAGCGGCGTGGCGACAGCGGCGGCAGCGGCAGCGTCGTGCCGTGGACGTCGTCCGGCGTCAGCAGCCCGGAGGTGAGCGCGAGCGCGACGGCCTGCGCCGTGGTCCGTGCCCCGAGCAGCCCGAGGACCTGGCTTCGGGTCGAGCGGATCAGGCTCTGGCTCACACACCAGCGGCGGGCCAGCTGGCTGTCCTGCACGCCGCGGCACGCGGCGACGAGGACCGCGTGGTGTCGGGGCGCGAGCGGCGGCTGCGCCCCCGGCGCCTCCTGCCCCGTCACGTCCGGCCCCGGCGCAGGCGGGCGAGCAGGTCACGAACGCCGTCCAGCAGGCCGTCCGGCGGCGGCCCGCCGGGGTCGGGGGCGACGCCCAGGCGGCGCGGCGGCGGGGAGTACGGGCGGCCGGTCTGGATCGCGTACCGCCAGCACGTCGCGACGTGGATCATGGCGCGCTGCTCGTGGCGGCCGATGGACTCGCCGCGGTGCAGGTGCCGGGAGCGCCAGACGGCGCCGTCGCGCCAGACGGCGATGCTCCCGCCGTCGTGCGGCGCGGCGTCGACCCAGACCGTCAGGCCGCGGGTGTTGGTGGTGCGCCGTACAGGCTGTTCGCAGCCCCACGGGCACCGGTCCAGGCCGTGCAGGTCACGGCTGGTGACGCGGCGGATCATCGGCACCTCCTGCTGGCATGGGTCCGGCCCCGCTGCCCTCCCCCCTGGGGGCAGCGAGGCCGGACGGATGGGGCGCCCCCGCCGCCCCGGAAGGAGAGGGGCGGGGGCGCCGTGCGCCGCCCTCGCGCGGGCCCGGGAGGAGCCGGGTCCGCGCGTCGCGAGGGGGCGGCGCGGGATGTCCTGCCTCACGGGAGCGAGAGGCAGGACGACGGCCGCGCGGTGGACGGCGGGCGCGGGCGCCGTCCACCGCGCGGAGCTCACGGACGCCGCCGGGCCCGCCGCGCCGCGCGCTGGTCCTCCGCGCGGAACGTCCACCAGACCGCCGCCCCGGAGGCCGCCATCGCGACCAGGTACGCGGTCACCGGGGCCGCCGCAGCGCCAGCTCGTCCAGCGCCCGGATGGTCCACCACGCGGCGACGCTGGCGGACAGGACCGTGGCGACCGCCGAGACGGCGGCGGTGTCCCACATCGCCCACGACGCTGCCGCCGCCATGTGCGCGGCGCACAGCACCGCCGCGACGCCCAGACCGATGATCCCGGCGCCCCACGCCGCCAGCAGCGCACCGGCCGCCAGGCGCCGCAGCAGCAGCCGCTGCCGGGGCGAGATGCTCCACCGGCGGCGGTGACGGCCGTGCGCCACGATCTGCAGTTCCGAGGTCAGCCGTGACCGGCGCTCGCCTTCGTGTCGGCCCTCGATCGCCGCCGTCACGGCCGCGCCTCGCCCTGCGCCTGGCCGTTGGTCTCGGGCAGGTCCGGCGCGGACGGCCTCGTCGGCATGACCGTTCCGAGGGCGTGCCCCGCGGGGGCGGGCGGCGGCGTGGCCGGGCTCACCGGCACGAGCGTGCGGTCCCGGTGGGTGGGCGCGGTCGTGGCGCGCTGCGCGAGCTCGTCGCGCAGCCGCCGGGCCAGGGCCCGGGCGCGGAGCATCGCCTGCTCGGCGTCGGCCGCGCGCGCCTCGGCGCCCTCGGCCTGCCCGCGCAGCCAGGTCTCGTACTCGGCGTCGCTCATCGCGATCGTCATCACCGTCTCCTTCTTCGGGGGGTGGTGGAGGTGGGGATGGAGCCCCACCCCAGGTACTGCCAGAGCGTGATCACCGCAGCGCCGACCCGGCGCAGGCGGCCCTTCACGTCAGTTCCGGGGGGCGGGCGAGCACGGCCGCCGCCACGGTGCGCAGCACCGCGACGACCTCCGAGCCGGGGATGCCGCCGACGTCCGAGGCCCACGCCCGCACCCAGGCGCGAGCGTCGGACTCACCGGTGATCTCCTGGGGCAGCGTCGGGTCCGCCAGCGGCAGCTCGTCCCGCTGGATGTGCCGGGCGAGCTCCATCTGCGCCGCGGCCGCCGTCGCGCACGTTGTGCACGCGGCGTGCCCAGCGGGGTGGGTGTCCGGCCGGACCAGGCGCAGCGCCTGCGACGGGCACGGCAGCCCGTCCGGCAGCCACTGCGGTCCGCGCAGGTGATACCAGCGCGCGGCGTCCAGCAACGTCGCCGCCACCGCCACCGGCTCAGCGGGCGGCAGCTCGGCGACCGGCGGCGGGGGCGGCGGCAGCACCTGGGCGCACCCTCGGCACGCCCGCACCTGGTCGCCCTCGGTGGTCGCGCCGATCTTGACCGGAGGCGCCGGCCAGCTCTTGTCGCACACCACGCAGGCCGCACCGCACCGCACCCGGCGCGGCAACGTCGCCGCGTCGAACTCGCGTCGGCCGTCCGGCAACCACCGTCCAGCCGGGTCGATCCGTCGACGTCGCCGTCGACGGATACCGATACTCTCCATACGTCCTCGTCTCGGGGTGGGATGGGGCAGGCGGGCCCGCCCGGCGGGCCCGCCGGGCGGGCCCTAGTCGTCCAGGCCGAGCTGGCGGCCAGCCGACGGCGGCGCGTGTTCCAGCGGACGGCGCCGCGCTCGGTCCCGTCGGCCGGAGGCGCGACGTCGCTTGCGCGCGGCCCACGGCTGGTCGCCGAACCAGGCGCGCAGGGTTACCTCGGTGACATCCACACGCTGCTGGTCGCGAAGATCATTTGCGATCTGACGCCACGACGCCCCGTTCTCCCGCCGAGGTCGCACGAATCCCTCCAGGCCGCCGTCGATCCGAAGGTCGGCGAGCTGGTACGTGGCGCTCCTCGTCGTTTCCATGCTGACGCAAGCTAGTTCAGAAAATCTGAACTCGCAACAGGAATTTACAACCACCTTCGGAAGAAGCTTTGCAAGTCGACTGCGGCGGCGGTAGCGTGCGGGGCATGACGACGACGACAGGCACCGTGCAGCGCGGCCGCCGAAAGCCGCCGCCGGTTGAGGAGCATCCGGCTGACGCCGCGGTGCGCCAGGTGGTGCGCGCGCTGCTGGCAGCGCGCGACATGACGGGCGCGCAGCTGGGCGAGGTGATGGGGTTCAGCGCCGGCCAGGTGTACAACCGCCTGAAGGGCGAGAAGGCGTTCACGGTCGCCGAGGTCTCGCAGTTGAGCGAGATCTTCCGCGTGCCGGTCGGCACCTTCTTCGCCGGCGCCGGCGCCCTCGGCCTCCTGGGCGACACCGAGGGGCCTCCCCGCACGGGTGACGTTCCCGATGCCGAGGACAACAAATTGGTCTTTATCCACCCCTTCTACGCGTTTCGACGGGCGCGGACGTGGGATCGCGCGCCCGCGCGTGCAGCGGGATCGGTCCAGATTCAAGGGCTTGATTCGCCGGTGGCGGTGGCCGCATGATCTGCCCAAGCAGCTGCTCGGCTGGCCTCCCGGGAAGCCCCGACCCCGGGACCAGCACCCGCCCCCGTCATGACACCGCGCGTACGGGAGCACGCAGCATGACTCAGCACGGGCACACCTGGTATGGCAACGACGCCGCGTTGGTGCAGGAGTACACCGCCTGGATGCGGCTCGAAGGCAACGCCGACAGCACCATTCACAACTACCGCAACCAGATCATCCGGCTCGACCGCTGGCTCCAGGAGCAGCAGGGCGAGCAGCGACTGGGCCTGATGGACGTCGACGGCCCCACGTTCGTCACGTGGCGTGCCAGCCTCACGATCGCCGACGTCACCATCACGACCTACGTCGCCTACCTGCGCAGCTTCTACAGCTGGGCCGTCAAGGCCGGACACCTCGCCGAGAACCCCGCGCTCGGCGTGCCGCTGCCTCGGCTGCCGCGTCGGCTGCCTCGGCCCATCGCCGACGATCGGCTCGAACACGCCATCGACTGCGCGCCGCCTCGTATCCGGCCCTGGCTGGTGCTGGCCGGATACGTCGGCCTCCGCTGCTGCGAGATCTCGGTGCTGCGCCGCCGCGACGTCTACGACACCTCACCGCAGCCGTTCATCCACATCACCGGCAAGGGCCAGCACGAACGTCAGGTCGCCCTGAGCGACTACGTCCTGGCCGAGCTGGAGGAAACCCTCCGCACCCGCCGCCTCTGGCTCTTCCCGCGACTCGACGGCTCCAACGGCCACGTCTCCCGCAACAGGGTCAGCTACCTGGGCAACCAGCACCTGCACCGCTGCGGTGTTGTGGAGACGATGCACCAGCTCCGGCACCGGTTCGCCACGGCCGTCTACGCGGTCGACCGCGACCTGCGGCTCACCCAGGAGCTGCTCGGCCATCAGGACCCCTCCACCACCGCGCGGTACACCGCGATCGGCGACACCGCCGCCAGCGCTGCCGTCGCGGCGATCCAGCCCGGTCGCCGCCTCCGCGCCGTCCGCCGCCGCCGCAAGAGCAGCTGACCCACCACCGGGCCCGCCTGCGGGCGGGCCCGGCGCCCCTTCCCCGTACCTGGAGTCCAGATGCGCCTGCTCGCCAGTGATCACTATTTCCGCACGCGGCCGTTCGCCGAGCACGACAAGGAGTGCTCGCGCGTCGGCACCTCCCTGTGGGAGGTCTCGCAGCACGAGCAGCTGCGGCTGCGAGTCGCCGAACGCGGCGGCAACTACACCGAGACGACCACCCGGTACCTGTGCCGGGAGTGCGGCGTAGCGTGCCTGGTCCGCACGGACAGCCGCCCGGACGAGACCACGCTGACCACCACGGCCGCCATGGGGTACGGGTCGCCGCCGGTCCGCCAGCACGGGGTGTGGCTGCACCCCGGGCCGCTGCCGGCCTACCGCCCCGGCGACGGCCCGGACCTGTACTACCTCACCGAGCACCAGGACGCACCGCGCACGCCCGCCGCGGTCCTCGGGCTGGTGTGCCACCACCGCACCCAGCGCGGGGCGCTGCGGTGGAGCGCTGGCGTCGGCCTCACCTCCGACACCTACTCCGTCCGCCGCAACGCGGGCGACACCACGTTCCCCTCGCGGGGGGCCGCGGTGCGGTGGGTGGTGGCCGAGGCCGCCGCCGACCGCGCCCTGGCCGTCAAGGCCGCCGAGGCGTTCCGGTGACCGCGAACGCCTCGGCGCCGGGCCTCGCGGCGTGCCCGTCGTGGTGCCGATTGCCGAACGGACACGACTCCGGCCTCCGCACGCTGCGCGTCCATCGGGTCCTGGTCACGGACGGCAACGACGGCGGCGAGTACCTGGAGGTCAGTGTGTTCCAGGTCGTCACGGCGGGCGAGGCGATGGCGCCGAAGCTCCACCTCGTCCGTGACGGGCAGGCCAACCCGTTCCAGATCACCCGCCCGACCGAGGCACGGCTGCTGGCGTACACCCTCCAGCGCAACGCCCCGGCCTGGCTGACGGACGGCCTTCTGGCGGCGGCCGATGTGCTGGCCGAGGCCCGCGGTGACCAGCCGAGCTTCATGTGCCCGCGCTGCTGCCGTGACTCGTACCACCCCGACGACGTCGCGAACCGGTACTGCGGCGCCTGCCACACGTTCAACGCCGACCGTGCGTGACGAGACCCGCCGGATCATCCGGACGGCGGCCCGGCGCGCTGGCGACCTGGTCGTCGCGCACGCCGTGCTCGCCGCCGTGATCATCGCCAGCGACGCCGTCGGCTGGCTCCGGCACTGATCATCTACGACCGAGAGGAACGTCTGCATGACGAACATCGCCAGCGCGACGCGACGAGGCGTCCGCCCCCACAACGCCGACGCGGCGGCCTCGTTCACCGCCGCCGACGGCACGACCGCCGCCGTGGTGATCGACGGCATCGGCAACAGCGGCCACCTTGCGGACACGATGCGGCTGGTCGCAGCCGCGGTCGCGAGGGTGGCGGCGCAGCGCGGCGGCCTGGCCGGGCTGATGACCGGTCACCAGATGATCGCGTCCCCCGACGCTGATGGCTGGGCGCCGGACGGGGTCGCCGTCGTCGCGATCGACCACGGCGACGGCGACCCCGTGGACATCTACTGGATCGGGGACGCCGTCGCCTACGGTTGGGACGGCAAGGAGCTCGTGCAGGCCACCACCGTCCACACCATGGGCCAGTTCTTGCGCCACAACGGCGCCCCGCTCGAACTCGCCGCCGAACACGACAACTGGGTGCGCACGACCCTGCGGCGCGCGACGCCGGCGACGATCTGCCAGGCCGAGATCTCCGCCTGGCAGACCATCCTGCTCACCTCCGACGGCGTCCCCGACGGCCTGCCCGACGGCGCGTTCGAGCGGCTGCTGCGCGATCACGGCGACGGCGAGCCGCAGGCCCTAGCCGACGCGCTCGTCGCCGCCGTGGAACCGGACGCGGACGAGTACCGCGACGACGCCACCGTCATCGTCCTCACCCCCTGAACAGGAGTCCCATGGCCCCCAAGAGTGTGCGCCCGGTCCAGCTGCGGATGGTCGGCGACCCCGACGACGTCGCCGAGGTGAAGCGGCTGCTGGACCTGCTGCCCGCCCTGGCGCAGGGCCAGGTCGACGTCAACATCACCCAGCCGCCGAGGCCCTCGCGGAAGGTCGACGGCCAGGTGCTCCAGTACGGCGACGTCTACCTGCTTGCGGACCCGCCGACCACGACCGCCACGGCTGGCGAGCCCCGCCCGACGCCGCAGCGGCAGCTGCCCTCGGGCCGCCGCCGGAGGCTCACGTGACCGAGCAGGACCAGCGCTGCGAGATCTGCGACGACGACGCCGACACCTACACCTGCAGCTGGTGCGAGGGCAGCGGCGACCGGAACGAATACGGCGACGTCTGCGACGCCTGCGGCGGCCGCGGCGAGGTTACGCCCGACCACTGCTGCTACTGCGGCGGCAGCCCGTACTGCAACCGGTGCCACCAGTGCGGCGCCGAGTGCGCAGCCGACTGCAACCACCCGGCCATCATCCAGCTGGCCGACGGGCGTACGCACACCCTCTGAACGACACGGGCCCGGCGGCTGCGCGCCGCCGGGCCCGCCCGGAAACCCAGATCACCAGATCACAGACACGGAGAACCCTACACATGACCGAGTCCCACCGCCCGATCGTCATCACGCTCGGGATGCTCAAGGGCGGCAGCGGCAAGACCACGTCCGCCATGTTCATCGCGCTGCGCTACGCCCGGAGCGGGCGCCGCGTCGTCGTCCTGGACGCCGACCCGACCTCGCAGAGCGCGCACGACTGGGCCCGCCTGGCCGGTGACGCGCTGCCGGTCACGGTCGTCCGGCACACCTACGACGACATCGCCGACGAGATCGGCCGCCAGGCCCAGGCGCACGACGTCGTCGTGGTCGACGTCGGCGGCGGCGCCCCGCACCTGCTGGAGGCGGCCGCGTCGGTCTCCGACGTGCTGCTGATGCCGCTCGCGCCGGCGGCCGCCGACGCCCGCCGCGTCGCCGCGACCCTCGCGTCGGCCGAGCGCGGCGCCGCCCGCAACCGGCGCGGGCTGCTCGCCTACGTCGTCATCGTCCGGGCCGACGGCCGGTCGGCCGAGCCCGCCCGCTGGCGCGAGCAGATGCAGCGCGACGGGCACCCGCTCGTGGAGACCACCATCGGCGCCCGCGTCCTGTACTCCCGCGCCTACGGCACCGCGCCGTCCGACGTCGGCGAGTACGAGGCCCTGCTGGCCGAGGTCGAGCAGGACCTGGCGGTGAACGCGTGAGCGACCAGCCCCGCAAGGGCCGCCGCCTCGGCGCCCCGCCCACGCCGTCCACCGTGGACGACACCACCCCGCCCACCGCCCCGACCCAGCCGACGCCGACCGAGGCGTCCGGGGGAACGCTCGCCGTCGTGCCCGACGCGGCGGCCCCGGCCTCGCCCCCGCACGACCCGCCGCCGCCGGAGCACGGTCCGGTCCGAGCGTTCGGGTACCTGCCCCAGCCGACGCTCGCCGGGGCGACCGCGCCGGACGCGCGGGACGTGCTCCGGCCCATGGAGCGTGAGGAGACCGAGCAGATCAGCGTGCGGGTGCCCGCCGTGCTTAACCTGCGGCGGCGCAGCAGGCAGTACGCCGCGTTCAACGACGTCGAGCAGCGCGTCCAGATCGCCCTCGCCCTGGACGAGTGGCTGCGCGCGCGGGGCTTCTGATCAACTAGTTGGCTAGCTGGCCAGCTAGCCAACTAGTCAGATCGTGTCAGAAAACGCCCGCAAGAAAACCATCCCGGAAGGAACATTCGGGTCTTTGTGCCCTAGTACTTGCCTGCGGACAAGCTACGCTCGTGAGTGCAAAGTGGGAGGGCCCCGGCGGCAGCACCGCCGGGGCCCTTTGCGTGAGGGCTACAGGTCGTACGCGCCAGCGCGGATCGCCACGGCCGTCGCGCGCCAGGCGGACGCTCGCAGGAGGATGGGCGGGGCCGCTGGGCGCTTGGAGTCACGGATGGCCATGAGGGCGACGACCTGCGCCAGTTCGACGCAATTTTCGCCTGTGCCAGATCGCCGACTTTTGCGCCATTGGGCGCGTGATAGCTCATGCAGCATGAGCACTCCGTTCATCGCAAAGTGGGTTACGCGTTCGCCAGTCCGGCGAGCATCTCCCGGCTTGCGTCCGGGGACATCGCCGCACTCGCAACATCCGCGAGAGTAGCGCGGGCGCGACCCACCGCGTAGGCACTCTCCAGGTAGACCGGGCCGGCTTGGCCCTCGACGTGGGCGACGTCCAGCTCTGGGTCGTCATCATCGAACGTGAAGAGCGTCACGCTGCCATCCAGGCCGAGATGTCCGGGGTGTGAGAACGGGACGATCTGAATGGTGATGTGCGGCTGGCACGCCGCTGACCACAGCTCCGCGAGCTGACGGCGCATCGCCTCGGCGCCCCCGACCTGCTGCCGGATCACCGCCTCGCCGAGCAGTGCGTGGAACCGCGGCGACGATCCGCGCAGCAGCAGCGTGCGGTGCATGCGAGCCTCGACGCGGCGAGCGACCTCCGCCTGGCGGCGAGCGACCTCCGCCTGGTCGACGCCGAGCGCGGCCGCACGGCTGATGACCGCTGCGGCGTACTCCTCGGTCTGCAGCAGTCCCGGCACGAGCATCGCTTCCCAGCTCGTGATCGCGACCGCCTCGTCCTCCAGCGCCATGAACGAGCTGCCGAAGAGCGGGTCGAACGCGGTCCACCACCCTCGCCGATCCGTCTCTCGACTGAGGGCGAGGAGCGCGTCGCGCTCTGGGCTTGGGACGCCGTACAGCTCCATGATCTTCTCGACGTCGGTGGGTTTCGGTCGGTTGGTTCCGGACTCGATCCGTGACAATTTCGCGGTCGACCATCCGAGCTGGCGAGCAGCTTTAGTGATCGAAAGTCCCGTCGCCTCGCGGTGTTTGCGGAGCGCGGCAACGAGTTTCCGCAGACGGACAGTCGGGAGCACAGCCTGCACGGGCGGTCACCTTACGTCGATATTCGGTCAGTCTCTTTGCCGCAACGTTGCAGCGATTTCTGCACCGTTGCTTGCGACCATGCAACGTTGCGGCGCACACTAACAACATCACCACAGCCTGACACGCACGGTGATCATCTGCACTAGCGGAAGGTCCATCATGCCGAGCATCACGACGGTCGCGGACGATAATGCAGGAACGCATAGCCCGGAATACGCGGCGCGAGCTGCGCGCAGCCTCGACCGCGAGTCCCCGCCGACCGTGCGCGTTTGGTGGGGCCCCGCCACCGGCAAGTACCTGGCCGTCGTGGTGTCGGCGGCTGGCCGCCAGCGGGATCGCCTGCTGGAGGCCGCGACGCCGGCCGAGATGCACGCGGCGATCCGCTCGGCCCTCGCCTGGCCGTCCTGATGGCGACGTACCTCATCAAGCGCCACCAGCCCGGCTACTACTTCGTCCTCCGGACGCAGCCCGGCAGCTCCACGGGTGTGCCCGCCGCGAGCACCCAGCGAGAGCAGGACGGCCGCTGGGCCACGCGGCGTCTGCCGAACGGCCCGATCGAGAAGCAGGAGAACCCGGGCCTGGACACCGACGCGGAAAACGTCCGCGCGGTCCTGGCCCGCTTCCTCGGCGTCGAACTCGACGCCGTGTCGGGCCCATGATCGCCGCTGCCTGCCAGAGCGGAGGGCCTGGTGGGCAGCGGTCACCACGTGGCCGGCCAGTCCATGGGCCGGCCACAACCGCACCCCCGCCCGGGTGCGGGGCTGTCGGGGCACGCACCCGGGCGGGGGCGGGTGGGGACCGTAACCCGGGGCGGGGCGGTCCCCACCCACTGTACGCGCGGTGCCTCTCCACCCCCGGCGGGGAGGCACCGCGTCCCGGGCGGGGTGGCCGGATGGTGACACGAGTGTCGCCAACGGCAACGCGTTCGGGACGCGCGGCGTCTCACAGCGGAAACCCCCGATCCCAGGAGTCACACCCCATGTACCAGCCGCCCATGCCCCCACCCCCGCCTCCCGCCCGGCATGGCCTGCCCGGCTACGCCGGCGCTCTGCTCGCGATGGGTGGCCTGGTACTAGGCGCGATGGGCGGCTGCGTCGTCGGCGTCGGCATCGCCTCGACGCCGGACCCACAGGCACGGCCGGTCGCGACGCTCACGGTCACGCCCACGCAAGCGGAGACCTCGCCCGCCTCGATCCCGGCATCGGCGTCGCCCACCCAGTCGGCTCCGGCCAAGTCGCCCACCCCCGTGCCGACGCCCGTGACGAAGGTCAAGGTGCCCGACCTGGAAGATCTCGACGGCGCTACGGCGGAGTCGAAGCTGAGCCAGCTCGGCGTCACGAACGTCCAGTTCTCCAGCGCTGACCCCTCGGCGAGCGTGGTCATCCTCCCGGCCAACTGGCGCGTCGTGGGCCAGACGCCGGACGCGGGCAGCCGCATCGAGCCCCACGCCCTGGTCGTCCTGCGCGTGAAGAAGATCGCCTAGGGCATGACGAAACGCCCCCGCCCGTAAAGGGCGGGGGCGTTCGCGTCCCGGCGCTGCCGAGGGCCGCGCCGGGACTGCGCTGGATGTGAGGTGGCCGCCGCTCCAGCAGGCAGACGGCCGTATCGCAAGTCGTACCGAGTGGCGCCCGGGCACGCCCGAGCAGTTCGTTCCAGCCTACGGCGTGCCGTTGGTCCCGGTCGAGCGGTGCGCGGCCGCACGGAGCCGGGCCAGCTCGGCGTCCGAGACGCCACCGCCCGGGTAGACGGGCTGGCGGGCCAGGCCGAGCAGCCGCCCGGCGCCGGGCCACCGCCGTTCCAGCAGCCGGACCCCGACGTAGTAGACGGTCTGGGCCGCGACGGCGAGCGCGATGGTCAGGGCGACGGTGAGCCGGTCGGACAGGTCGGCGGGCACGGCGACGCCGGCGCCGAGCGCCAGGCCGACACCGCCCCCGACGATCTTGCCCGCGATGTCCCGGACGATCGAGGTCATGAGGTCGGACATGATGCCTCCAAAATGGCGCTGACCAGCGTCATCGCCGTGTCTACACTCGTAGTAGTCGATCTACCTGCAGGCGGTGATCGCATGGACCACCTCGCCCGGTTGGACACTTCGCCCGATGCGACGAGCCCGGCGTGCAGCGTCTGCGGCCGTCCCGTCGTCGGCGCCGCCTCGGACCTGCGGCACGAGGACGAGGCGCGGCGCCCGCGGCTGCTGCCCGCGCGTGGCGATGTCGCTGCCGTGCGCCGCGCCGAGCTCGTCGCCGAGCGCGCCCTGGCGGGCATGGTCTGGACGCCGAGCGCGACGGCCGCCGACCGGGCGGCCGCCGTGGTCGAGGCCCTGTACGCCGCCGGGCTGATCAGCGCGCGGCCGCGGGCCGTCCGGCCGCGCGCCGTGGCCTAGCCCGAGACCGTGACCGGCGCCGAGCTGCTCGCCGCGAGCCGCTCGGCCCCGATCGTCGCGTAGTGCTCAGTGACCTCGATGCCGACGAACCGGCGGCCCTCGGCGAGGGCCGCGACGCCCGTGGACGCGGCGCCGGCGAACGGGTCGAGCACCATCCCGCCGACCGGACAGACCTGGACGAGCTGCCGCAGGACATCCGTCGGCTTCTGCGTGATGTGTCGCCGCTCGCGGCCGCGGGGCTGCGAGCCCTCGACCAGGCCGGGTAGATAGATCGGCTCGACGTGGCGGAGCGGCGGCCCGTTGCTGGCCCACAGCACGTACTCGCACTCGCTCTTGAATCCGTTCCGGCACGGGCGCGAGATGCGCTTGCGCCAGGGGATGATGCCGCGCCACGTCCACCCGGCGGCCTGCAGCGCGTCGCTGGTCGCCGGGAGCTGCCGCCAGTCTGTGAAGACGAGCGCGGACGCGCCGGGCGTCGCCGCGCGCAGGGACTCTGACAGCACCAGCGTGAGCCAGTAGCCGAAGCTGCGCTGGTCGCGGTTGTCGCCGGCGAAGTCCGCCAGGTCGTGGGCGGCGTCGCCGCTGACGTACTTGCCGCGGGCGGAGTCGCCGCGGCGCGCAGTCGCCGTCCTGCCGCCGCTGTTGTACGGGGGGTCGGTCAGGATCAGGTCGACGCTGCCGTCGGGCAGCGTGGGCAGGACGGCGAGGGCGTCGCCGTGGTGGATCGTCCAGGTGTCATGGGAGGGCATGACGTTCCCCCTTTGGGAGGTCGTGAAGGGTCAGGGATCTTCGGGCGGCCGCGCGCGGTCCACGACGTGGTTGACGACCGCGCGCCACGCCTTCCGCTCGTCCGCGGACAGGTCCTGCCAGGCAAGGCCGCCGCCGCGGGTCGTGCAGTAGCGGGCGTACGCCTCGCGTGCGATCTCGTCTACATCGCCCATGCTCACCCCCTATTTGTCTAATCGGCTTGACAGTCATCGCGTGGGCCCGTACCGTTCAAAGTGTCAAATCAACTAGACACCAAGAGGTGCGGGATGATGATCACTCAGACGGTGCAGCTCGCCGGCGAGACCGTCGAGATCCGATCCGGGACGGCGCCCGCGCACCGCACCTACGAGGCGGTGAGCGGCGAGACCTGGCACGGGAGCCTGCACGTCCAGCCCGCCCGCTTCGGGGTTCACCCCGTTGCCGGGGGCGTGCTCATCACCCTCGGCGCGTCGCGCAGCGAGCCGGTCGAGGTGCTCGGCTGGGGGCTCATCGGGAACGTGTTGTGCAGCCCGCAGACGTGGGAGCCGGGCGCGTCCCAGTGGGGGCCCAACCCGGTCGAGGCCATCACCGAGCCCGCCACCGTCCAGGCCGTCACCGAGATCCTGACCACCATCGCCGAGCACTACGCCGAGCACTACGCCGGCGAGGGCGTGCGATGACGGCCGACGACGAGCGTGGCCCCCGCCCCCAGCGGGGGCCACGCCCCATCACGGTGGACGACGTCGCAGCCGCACGCGCCGCCCGCGACGCAGCCGAGCAGCACCTGCGCGACACCATCCGCCGCGCGCTCACCCAGCCACGCGCCCACCGGCCACGCGCCGGCGACATCGCCGCAGCCGCCGGACTCTCGCGCGGTAGGTGCTACCAGATCCGCGACGAACCCTGAGCTCGCCGCGTCACTTGTGGACGCGCAGGAGGATGGGCCAGGTCTGGGGGCCGACGATGCCGTCGGCGGGGACGCCGCCCCACTTCTGGACGGCCTTGACCGCCGCCTCGACCTTGGCGTCGAAGCCGCCCTCCACGGGGCCGATCTCCTGGTGGGAGCGGGCGTGCAGGAGACCGCGCAGGGTGTGCACGGCCTC